CAATCATTCCCTGATGATGATCAAGCTAAAAATTATGAATTTGAAGTTGCTGCAGATAACTTTATAGACTTTACGGAATCAAATCCGTTTGGTGATCCATCGGAGACTTATTAATGTTTGGAGGTCATTTTTATCACGCAACAACCAGAAAAGCAGTAGCTATTTTTGGTACTTTATTTAATAACTTAAAAGTTATTAGAAAAGACGGCAGTGGTAATGTATTAAATCAAATTAAAGTTCCATTAGCGTATGGACCTAAACAAAAGTTTTTATCTAGAATAGATGCTATTACTGGATCGGATGCATCTATGGCTATTAAATTACCAAGGGTTGCTTTTGAAATAACAAGTTTAGCTTTAGACTCAACCCAAAAATTACAAAAAAGAAATCAGGTTATAGAGAATCATGCTACTGATTCAACTAAGAAAAAGACATTAAATCATATAGTTGCATATGATATTGGTATGTCACTTTATATTTTGGCAAAAAATCAAGATGATGGGTTACAAATTATGGAACAAATTCTCCCATATTTTCAGCCTGAATATACAGTAACAATAAGGCCTGTAGATGGATTTCAATATAAACAAGATGTTCCTATTGTATTAACATCGGTTGCTATACAAGACGATTATGAAGGTGATTATACAACTAGAAGAGCATTAATATATCAATTAGATTTTAATATGAAAATGAAATACTTTGGTCCTACAAAAGATCAAGGTGTTATTAAAGAAATTAATATAGATTTTAACGAAGATGTTAGTGGTGCTAATATATTAGAAGAAATGGATTTAACAATTACACCAACCACTGCAGATGAGGATGATAATTATACTGTAAATGTAAGTATAACGTAGGTATGTTATGAGTGATAAATTAGAAAAGATTAATAAGAATCTGAGCAAAAACTTGCCAGTAAAGAAAACCATATCTAAAGATGATATTGAAATAAAAGATGATTATGAGTTTTCTAGAAAAACATATAAAGACTTAATTAGAACTGGTACATTATCTCTTGATGTACTTGCTGAATTAGCTCGGGAATCAGAACACCCAAGAGCTTTTGAAGTTTTATCGAGATCAATAAAAGATATTGCCGATACAACGGAAAAATTGATGGCTCTCCAAAAAAATAAAAAAGATTTAACAGGTGAAGCTACAAAACGTGAAGTGACAAATAATAATCTTTTTGTAGGTAGTACTACTGATTTACAAAGATTATTATTAAAATCTGCAGATGATGGTAAGGATATAATTATAGATGACGAAGGCAATAACTGATCAAGGCTATCTAGGAAATCCAAACGTAAAAAGGGATGGAGTAGAAAGCGAATTTACAAAAGAACAGGTAATTGAATACAAAAAATGTATGAATGACCCTGCATATTTTGCGCGCACATATGTAAAAGTTATTTCACTTGATAAAGGTTTAGTTCCATTTGATCTATGGCCTTATCAAGAAGAAATGTTTCATCAATTTAATGAAAATAGATTTAACATTGTTTTAGCATGTCGACAAAGTGGTAAATCAATATCATCTGTTGTATTTTTATTATGGTATGCTTGCTTCCATCCAGAAAAAACCATTGCAATTTTAGCTAACAAAGGCGCGGTGGCTAGAGAAATGCTAGGTAGAATTACCTTAGCATTAGAAAACTTACCATTCTTTTTGCAGCCAGGTTGTAAAGCTTTAAATAAAGGTTCTATCGAATTTAGTAATAATTCAAAAATTATTGCTGCGGCGACATCAGGTAGTTCTATTAGGGGTTTGTCTATTAACCTATTATTCCTTGATGAGTTTGCATTTATTGATAATGACGCACAGTTTTATACATCGACATATCCAGTTGTTTCATCAGGTAAAGACACAAAAATTATTATTGCATCTACAGCAAATGGTGTTGGTAATATATACCACAAACTATGGGAAGGTGCTACTACAAATACAAATGAATTTAAACCATTTAGAGTAGATTGGTGGGACGTTCCAGGTCGTGATGATAAATGGAAAGAAGAAACAATTGCTAATACATCTGAGCTTCAATTTGACCAAGAATTTGGTAATAATTTCCATGGTAGAGGTAATACATTAATTGAAGCAAATGATTTATTAGCACAAAAAGCCATTGAGCCATTACGCTGGTCAGAAAATTTATTTCAATATGAGGACCCTAAAGATGGTCACCATTATGTAATGACCGTTGATGTATCAAAAGGTAGAGGGCAAGATTACAGTACATTTAATATTATCGATACATCAGTGAATCCATTTAAACAAGTGTGTGTATTTAGAGATAATAATATATCACCACTATTATTTCCCGATATTATATACAAATACGCTAGAATGTACAATGATGCGTATACAATTGTTGAAAGTAATGACCAAGGGGCAATTGTTTGTAATGGATTATATTACGATTTAGAATATGAAAATATGTTTGTAGAATCACAAATTAAGGCTAATGCGATTGGTGCTACTATGACTAAACGTGTTAAAAGAATTGGTTGTTCTACATTTAAAGATTTAATTGCATCTAAAAAATTACACATAGTAGATGCTGAAACTATAACAGAAATGTGTACATTTGTTGCTAGAGGCGCTTCATTTGAAGCTGTTGCACCTAATCATGATGACTTAGTAATGAATTTAGTAATGTTTGGTTGGTTTACTACTACTGATATATTTGCTGGATTAACTAATATTGATATGAAACAATTAATGTATAGAGAACAATTAAAGGCTATTCAAGACGATATGCTACCATTTGGTATTATTGAAGATGGTAGAGATAGAAAAGAAGGAGTTGGTGATGGTGAGGGTAATGTGTGGTTCGAGGTAGAACACATCTAGAGATTATTATTTATATAAATAAAAGTATTGAATATAACCGTATTATGAAAACTTATTAAACTAACTCAATTTGAGAGGACAAAAAAATGGCATTTCAAGTATCACCAGGCGTTCAAGTCAAAGAAATTGACGCAACGAACGTGGTACCTGCAGTTTCTACCAGTATTGGCGGATTCGTAGGTGCTTTTAATTGGGGTCCGGTCGAAGAAGTTACTACGGTTAGTTCAGAAAACCAACTAGCTAGTATCTTTGGAACACCAGATTCTGATACAAGTAAGTACTTTTTAACTGCTGCTTCATTCTTAAAATATGGAAACGCACTTAAAGTAGTACGTGCTGAAAAGTCTGACATGAAAAATGCAACAGACGGTACAGCGCTTTTAATTAAAAACGAAACCCATTATGATTCCCTTAACTCACTGAGTGGAACATTTGTAGCTAAATATCCAGGCGCTTTAGGTAACAGCCTAAAAGTAGATATATGTTCAAATGCAACAGCATTTGGCGTTTGGACTGGAGCAGGTTCTTTACCTGATCCTAAAGATAGTTTTGACGCAGCACCAGGAACTTCTGATAGTGCAACAGCGGCAGGAGCATCTGCAGATGAAATTCACGTAGCAGTGATTGATGAAGATGGACTATGGAGTGGAACTAAAGGAACAGTTCTAGAAGTATTCCAATTTGTATCTTTATCACCACAGGGTAAAAAATCAGATGGTACAACTAATTACTATAAAGATGTAATTAATAATCAATCCGAGTATGTATGGTGGAGTGGTCACGCAACTGGTTTAGCTGCTGGCGGTTCTACATCAGGTGCGGGCGAAAACTTTGTAAATGGACAAGCTTTCGAAACATCAGATACAATCATTTCAGCTTCATTAGCTGGTGGTGTAAGTGATAACGCTCCTGCACATGGTGATATCACATCATCATTTGATTTACTAGCGGATTCAGAAACAGTCGACGTAAACCTATTATTTGCATATCCAGATGCAGATGGTGAAAAGCATATTGCTGACAAATTAATTACAATTTGTAATGCAAGAAAAGATTGTATGGCTTTTGTTTCACCTCCTATTGCTGATTCAGCAGCAGGTGGTTCAGTAGCAGATGTTATTACATGGGCTAATACATTACCATCAACGTCTTATGCTTCAACAGATTCATCAGCAGTATATGTATACGATAAGTATAATGATGCTCAAATATGGATTGGAGCTTCAGGTATTTTAGCAGGTTTATGCGCAAATACAGATAATGTTGCCGACGCATGGTTTAGTCCAGCTGGTGTAACAAGAGGACAACTTCTAGGAGTAACAAAACTAGCACTTAATCCTTCAAAAGCAGATAGAGATTCTCTTTATAAAGCAAGAGTTAATCCATTAGTATCTTTCCCAGGACAAGGTACAATGTTATTTGGAGATAAGACATTGTTATCCAAGCCTAGTGCGTTCGATAGAATCAATGTTAGAAGATTATTTATTGTTATTGAGAAGGCAATTAGCACAGCTGCTAAAGGTCAACTTTTTGAATTCAATGATGAATTTACAAGAGCTCAATTCAGAAATCTTTTAGAACCATTCTTAAGAGACGTAAAAGGTAGAAGAGGTGTTACTGACTTTAAAGTTATTTGTGACGAAACAAATAACACTGGTCAGGTAATTGACGCTAATAGATTTGTAGCTGATATCTTTATCAAGCCATCAAGATCTATTAACTTCATTTCATTGAACTTTATAGCAACAAGAACCGGTGTCGATTTCACAGAAATCGCAGGCGTATAATAGGAGATTAAAATGGCAATTTTAGGCGTAGATGATTTTAAATCAAAACTCGTAGGAGGTGGCGCACGTTCCAACATGTTCAAAGTAACATGTAATTTCCCAGGATATGCTCAAGGTGACGTTGAACTATCTTCATTTATGATCAAAGGTGCACAGTTTCCATCATCAGTTGTAGCTCCTGTTCCTGTATTATTCAGAGGCAGACAATTACAATTGGCTGGAGACAGAACATTTGAACCAGTATCATTAACAGTAATTAATGATGTAGGCTTCGAAGTAAGAAACGCTTTTGAAAGATGGATGAATGGTATTAACGAGCACAATAATAATAGTGGTTTAAGTAATCCTACTGATTACCAAGCTGATATGATTATTGAGCAGCTTAATAAAGCAGGTGAAGTTACTAAGACTTATGATCTTAGAGGCGTGTTCCCAACTAACTTATCAACTATTGAACTTTCATATGATAACGAAAATCAGATTGAAGAATTCACAGTTGAAATGCAAGTACAATATTGGGAATCAAATACCACTTCTTAAAGGTATATAAATAATATTAGAGGAGGGGAGTTATCCCCTCCAATAATATTGAGGAATTAAATATGGCAGAATTTTTCGGATTTGAAATTAAAAGAAAAGGTACAGAACAAAACTTACCTTCTTTTGTTCCAAAGACAGATGAAGATGGCGTTGGTGTAATATCGACGGGCGGTCACTTTGGTCAATATATTGATATTGACGGTGATAGTGCAAAGAATGAAGTTGATCTCATCCTTAAGTATCGTGATATTGCTACACAACCGGAATGTGATGCTGCTGTTGAAGATATAATTAATGAAGCAATTGTTGGTGATTTCGCATCAGCACCAATTGAAATTATTTTAGATGAAGTAAAAGCTTCTCCAAAAATTAAAACTGCAATAAAGACAGAGTTCGAAAATATTGTAAGTTTATTAGGATTTAAAGCTTATGCTCATGACATTTTTAGAAAATGGTATATCGACGGTAGATTACCGTATCACATTATAATTGATAATAAAAACCCGATGAAGGGTATACAAGAATTAAGATATATCGATCCAACAAAATTACAAAAAGTAAAAGAGGTCGAAGAAGGAAAAGACGAAAAAACCGGTGCAACAATAATTAAAAAACAAGAAGAGTTTTTTATATTTAGTAAAGGTAAAGATGGCGCAGGTGATGGTATAAAAATACATCCCGATGCGATTGCATATTGTACATCAGGTGTTTTAGATCCTTCAAGAAAAAGAATTCTTTCTTATATGCATAAGGCTATTAAGCCAACCAATCAATTAAGAATGATGGAAGATGCACTTGTTATTTACAGAATATCAAGAGCACCTGAAAGAAGAATTTTTTATATTGATGTTGGTAACTTACCAAAAGGTAAAGCTGAAGAATATCTAAAAAATATTATGAATCAATATAGAAATAAATTGGTTTATGATGCTAAAACTGGAGATATTAAAGATGATAAGAAACATATGTCTATGCTTGAGGACTTCTTCTTACCGCGTAGAGAAGGTGGTAGAGGTACAGAAATCTCAACATTACCAGGAGGGGAAAACCTCGGACAAATCGAAGACATCTTATACTTCCAGAAAAAACTATATAGAAGTTTAAATGTTCCTGTAAATAGATTAGAACAGGAATCAGGATTTAACTTAGGTAGAGCTACTGAGATATCTCGAGATGAAGTTAAATTTAAAAAGTTTATTGATAGATTAAGAAATAGATTTAGTGATATATTCATTCAACTGTTAAAAACTCAGTTGATGTTAAAAGGTGTAATTACTAAAGACGATTGGAAAAATCTAAAAGAAAATATTGCCTTTGATTATTTAGAAGATAATTATTTCTCTGAGTTAAAAGAAGGCGAAATAATGAGAGAAAGATTTGATATGTTATCTACTGTTGATGAATATGTTGGTAAATATGTTTCATACGAATGGGTAAGAAAGAATGTTTTAAGACAATCTGACGATGATATAGAAAATATTAAAAGCCAAATTGAAGATGAAGTGAAAAGAGGCGAAATAGATGCAGGAGATGATGAAGATTTTTAATCTTGACATCTAATTTTTTATAAATATATAACGAGGAAAGTAAAAAATGAGTATTGAAAATTTAATAGATAATATTAAAAATGGTGAAAATGTTAAAGCTGGAAAAGATTTTGACGCTTTAATGTCTAGTAAAATTACTGATGCATTGGATGCTAAGAAAATTGAATTAGCCTCAACAATGCAGGATAGGGTAGCTAATAAAGAGGAAGAGTAATGTTAACTTTTGTCGAAATGAGACAAAAATTAGATGAGGCTAAATTTGGCCCAGTTACTATAAAGTTACCTAAAAAGGCTGATGGCGATAAAATGACTGCCAGCTTTGATAGTAAAAATGGTATCAGTTATGAGATAACTGGTGCCAAAAGTAATGCTGGTAAACAAACAATGCCAGTAAAAGATTTAAAAGCTTTAGGATTTAAAATTCCTAAAAATAAAAATGATCTAATTAAGTTATTAGATGATTTAAATGACATGTTTATGTAAACAGGAA